AGTGACGCCCGGAGCATGAGCAGCTCCCCGGCGACGATGAACAGGTCGACGGTCGCGGGCCAGGCCCAGGCGCGGGCGCCGCCGAGTCCGTTGCCGCTGGCGATGTCGTGAAGGTGTTCGTAGGACAGCCAGAACGCGGCGGCGGTGAGCAGGACGGTGACGACTGCGGCGCCGACGGCGAGGCCGTCGCGGGCGTTGGGGCGGCTCATCGGGCTTCACCGCGGATGTGCTCGGCCTCGTCAGCGAGCCGGTCGAGGGCGTCGAGGTGGGCGCGGGTGGTGGCGGTGAACGCGCGGAGGCCGGCCGGGTCGAGGGATACGACTTCGGCGTCGATCTCGACGGCGATGACGGGCAGCAGCTCGGCCGTCAGCTCGGCGTAGGGCGCGTGCGAGATCCAGGCGCGCAGGTAGTCGACGGCGCCGAGGCGCGTCTCGAAGCTGGCGGCGATCTCGGGCCCGTTGTGGGTGAGGTCGGGCCGGAACTGGGCGCGGTCGTCGCGGTGTCCGGTGCACCAGTCGGGTTCGTCGATCTCCAGCGACTTGGTGACGAGGATGCTGACCTGGACGGTACGGGGCTCGGTGCTCACCGGCGCTCACCCCGTTCGGCGTCGAGGGCGGCGACGAGGGAGCGGATCCGGTAGTTGAGGCCGGTCGCGGCCTTCAGCATCGCGGTGTGGTCGTGGATGTTGGCGGTGGCGACCTTGTCGAGGTAGTCGCGGGTCAGCTTCAGCTCGATGTCGAGGGACGCCGGGAACGGGGGCTCCTCGTCCGGGCCGTGCAGCGGGTCGTAGGAGGTGCTCATCGGGTCACCTGCTTGGCGATGACTCCGGTGGCGCCGGCCTGGGTGACGCGCACGGTGATGGTGCGGCCGGGGCTGCGGCGGATGATGCCTGCGGCGATGAGGCGCCGGGCGGGGCTGACCTGCGCGCACGGCGGCGCGCTAGGGTTCTGCTGGGTCATGAGCGAGGTTCCGTCTCTCTCGTGATCAAGTGCCGGGGCGTGTCAGCGCTCCGGTGCGTTAGGGGTCGGGCGGCGCGCGCGCCTCGGGTGTTCCACCACCCGGGAGCTGCTGTCCGGCCCCGCTTCTATTCGGTTGTCGAGTACTTCTTGATCGCGTCGTTGATGGAGGTGTAGCTCCTCCCGACGTCCTTCGCGACCTTGTAGGCGCTGCCGAGTTCGGCCTTGCCGTCGGCGAGCGCCTTGCCGCGCCGCTTGAGCGCTTCGGCCAGTTGCGATTGGAGCTGTTCCACCAGCTCTTCCTCACGTCTGAACCGAACCCGCCAGGGTTCTTCGGTCACAACGGTGAGACTATCACGGGGGGCCGTTATAGTCACGCATCCTCCCGCGGCTGAAGACGGGCAAGGGTGAGGAACTCCCGCTCCTCGTACACGTATTCGCACCACGGGCACACGAGCTTGGTCTCCCCGGGCAGGTGCCGGATCGTCGACCCGCACACCACGCCCGACACGTCGACCGCCACACACTGCCCGATCCGCCGGCCCCGGTCGGGGGCCGCGCCGACAATCGACAGCGCCGCCCCCTCCATCTCCCGTATCTCGCGGGCGAGGTCGCCGGCGGCCGGGTAGCTGGCGGCGATCCATTCCAGGTTCGCGGACAGGGACCGGGCGGCCCGGCGGACGCGGTCCTCGACGCTGCCCTGGACTGCGGGCTGCCCCCAGCCGCGGGCGTCCTGGACGTCGGACAGCCACGACTCCAGGACGAGGGCGATGCCGCCGTAGCGGAGGTCAAGGACGGCCTCGTTCACCGGGAGCCGGGAGCCCGCCGATCCGCTGACGCGTTCCCCGGGCGGGGCGCTGGCCGGGGCGAGGAACCCGGCCAGCGCCTCGTACAGCTTCGGCACGCGGCCGAGGCGCTCGGCCAGGGCGAGCGTGTCGCCGGGGCAGAGGTAGCCGTGCTCGAGGTCGCGCCCGCAGGCTTCGCACTGGTTCACGTGCTGACCTTCTCTTTCGCCTCCGTCAGCTCCGCCTTGGCGGCGCGGACGGCCTTGCGGTCGCGGCGGTCATCGAGGACGCCGAAGACGACCTGGACGAGCAGCATGAAGTACACGCCGATCGAAGCGCCGAGGGCGAGCAGCTGGATGTCGTGGTCGTTCACGAGGGCCTCCTAGAAAGGCGGGGTGTCGGAGTAGCCCGAGGCCTGGGCGGCGGGCTGCTGCTGGCCGTTGGCGGGCTGGGCTCCGGCCCACGGGTCATCTCCCGTTCCGTTCGCCGGTACGGAACGGCCACCGCCCGCCGGGTTCTTGGTGACCTTGGCGGTGGCGCGGGTGAGGGTCGGGCCGACCTCGTCGACGTCGATCTCGTACACGGTCCGCTTCACCTGCTCCTTGTCCTCGTAGCTGCGCTGCTTCAGCCGGCCCTGGACGATGACCCGGGTGCCGCGGGTGAGGGACTCGGCGACGTTCTGGGCGGCCTGTCGCCACACCGAGCAGGTGAGGAACAGGCTCTCGCCGTCCTTCCACTCGTTCGTCTGCTTGTCGAAGACGCGCGGGGTGGAGGCGATGCGGAACTTGGCGACGGCGGCGCCGGCCGGGGTGAAGCGGAGCTCGGGGTCGTCGACCAGGTTGCCGACGATCGTGATGACGGTCTCTCCGGACACGGAGGGCTCCTTCTGTAACGGCCAGTTGCCCCGATCGGGGAAGCTGGCCGACCTGTGGTTTTCTGGATGGGTGGCCGGGCCCGATATCCGCGGGCCCGGCCGGTGTTGTGCGGATCAGGCGTCAGCCAGTGCCGCCGCACGGGCGGCCTCGATGTCTGACAGCTCTGCGGCGAGCCGATAGACGTTGCCGCCGTGCTTGCTGCCGGTTGGCATCGGAAGGCGCTTGATGGCGGACAGCGCGCCCCAGGTGTCGAACATCCCGGGGCTGCGGGTGCACCCGCGGTAGGTGCCGCGGTCCAGCTGGCCGAGCGCGAGGCGCGTCTCTTCGTGACGCTTGATCTCTGCGCGCACCGGGCTGTCCGGGTTTTCGCTCAGGTAGCGGCGCTGGCCGTCGATGACGGTGGTGAGCATTTCGCGCATGCCGGGGTAGGCGGCGTTCCACAGGGACGCCAGACGGGAGGCGGTCGCCTCGTCGATAAGGGGGTTGGAGCGGACCTCTTCGACGGTGGTCACTGGTTCTCCTCGGTGGTGGGTTCTTCCTGGGATCCCAGGAAGTTGGTGTTGACGGCGCCGCCGATGGACACCCACAGGCTGTGGGCTTGGGCGCTGGTGAAGTCGCGGCGGCGGGCTTGGTCTTCGAGCTCGGCGTAGGCCAGGCCGAGCCGGGCGAGCGAGGTCCGGACGGCGGCGTGGAACTCGGCCTCCGTCACCTCGATCACCACGTCGTCGTCAACCGTGGTCGTATCGCCACGGTTGGGGTCAGTTGTGGGCTGCTGCCCCACACCTGCGTTGCTCTCCTGAGCACGCAGGTTGCGGAGCTTCTGGGCGTGGCGGGTGGCGAGGCCGCGCTGCCGGGCGGCCTTGAAGGCCGCGCGCCGGCGCTTGGCCGCTTCGGCGCGGGCTCGGGCGGCGGCTATCCGCTCTTGCACGAGGTCATCGACGTTCACGGCGGACTTTCCTCCATTAATTCCATGCGTTGGGGACGTTCAAGGTGAGGGGTGGGCCCGCTAGTGGTGACCCTGGGGTTAGTTCATGGTTACGCAGAGTAATAATTAGTTAGAAATAGGCTTACGGAGAGTCCTGGAGGTAATGCCGGGGCCTCTCACGCGGCACCCCGAGGCATGGAATTAATGGAGATAACCCGGCTCTCCGTCCTGCTCGTCACATCCGGGTGGGTCACGAACCGGCGCTTCTGCGGCCGCCCCTTCTGCCCCTCCTTGCGCTCAGGCGGGTCGATCTGACGGGCCCAGCCGGCTCGCACCAGCACGTCCAGCGCGTCGTCCACGTCAGCCATCTCCGTGCACCAGGCCTGGCCGCGCACGCCCTTCTCGACGTCTCCGGCGGAGAAACGGCCCGCGACTTCCTTTAGACGCAGCCAGGCGAGCACCGCGCGGGCGGGCCCGAGCTTCGACTGGCGCTCGGCCGACATCAGGTCGGACACGAGGCGGGCGTGAGCGATCAGGTACGGGACGAGCGATACGGCGTCGTCCATGACGTCGCCCGGGACGATCAGTTCCTGCGGGTTCTCGAACAGGGTCAGGACCGCGGCGATGCGCAGGACTTGGCCGGGCAGCTTCTTCGCCCAGCCCTCGATGGCGGCGAGGTCGCCGTGCGACTTGTGGCGGGGCTCGAGCGCCTCCCAGAAGGAGCGGAAGGATTCCTTTGCCTTGCGGTCGAGCTGCATCTCCTGCGGCTCGTCGTTGTCCCAGATCGACGCCATCATGTCTTTGACCCGGGCGCCCCATGCCTGGCTGGTCTCGGGCGGGATGGGGTCGGTGTCGTACACGCGGTCCCCGACCCGGCTGACGGGCATGGAGAAGATGAACCGGGCCATGAGGCCGCGGGCTTCGAAGACGTCGCCCGTCTCGCCCATGCCGGTGAGGAAGCCGGGCTGTACGGCCAGGCCGAGGGACAGGTTGGGGCGCTCGAGGAGCAGCGGCCGGCCGCTCTTGCGGTTGACGGCGTGGGGCTCCTGGCTCCATGCCTTGAGGACGATCTCGGGGTTGGCGTTCTTGCTGTATCGGCCGCCGACGTTGCCGAGGAATGAGCTCTCGGTGGAGAGCACGGCGAGGCGTTCGCCCTGCTCGGCGATGACGTCGGTTGCCGCTTCGGGCGTGGTGTCGTCGGCGATCAGCTGCGTGAAGACTTTGGGCTCGCCGAGCAGGTCGAGCTCGTCCCGTGCTGCGTCCAGCAGGTCGCGGGCGTTCTTCCTCTTTGCGGGGTCGCCCGCCTTGATGACCTTGGACTCGGCGTCGGAGACGCAGGCCTCGGCGATCCGCCGGTCCTGCTGGTCCCGCGCCACGGCCGAGCCATCCTCCAGGCGGCGTCGCTTCTGCTCCTCGAAGATCGGCTTGGCCATCAGGCCCAGGGCGGGCGACTTCATCTCGCCGGGCGCGGCCACGGGCATGGTGTAGAGGGTGACGGGCTCGACCCAGTCGGGCTTGGGGCTGACGGTGCGGCGGCCGCCGATGGCGGTGGAGACGACGGCCATGCCGAGCCAGGCGGGCAGGTCGACGGGTACCTGCAGGCTGTCGGAAACGGCCTGCGCCATGGTCCCGATGCCGCGCAGCTTGGACGCGTCCAGCGGCGGGGCGGGCGGAGGGTCGAGTGGTACGGGCTCTTCCCAGCCCCTGAGGTCTTCAGCGTGGACGCCTTTGTCCCAGGATGGGGACTCGACGTTCGGGGCCCAGTTGGGCGCGCTGCTCATGCCGCCTCCGCCGGGTCTCCGGGGTACGGGACGGGCGCCCACACCTGGTTGAACTCGGAGTCGGTGTGTCCGGCGGCGAAGTGGTCGGCGGCGTCCTTACCGGTGAGGGCCTGGACGACGTAGATGGAGCGGGCGATGCCGCGCAGGGTGTCGACGACGGCGACGGCGTGGTCGCGTCCCTTGTCGTCCCGGTCGGCGACGATCGTGACGTCCATCCCCTCGATGAACTGGGCGTGTTCGGCGGTCCACTTGCCTGCGCCGCCCGCGTTGCAGGTGGCGACGAGGCCGTGGTCGACGAGGGCCAGGGCGTCTTTCTCGCCCTCGCAGATGAAGGCGACCCGGTCCTCGGTCTTGGCCTTCAGGAGCTCGGGCAGCCGGAACGGCACGATCCTGACGAGCCGGTTGCCGTCCTTGTCGTTGAGGCTCCAGCGGCGCCCGGACTTGGTGCTGTCGTCGGGCCGCCACTGGGCAAAGCACTTTGCGTCGCAGCGGGTGACGCCGTGGACGACGCGCCCGTTCTCGTCGCGGTACAGGTACTGGGCGACGCGCTTGTGTCCGCGGTCGCGGCAGGGGATCCACGTGTCGTCGGCGGGCCGGTCCCGCTGCCGTTCGAGCGGGGTGTCGAACAGGTCGGCTTCGGTCCAGCCGATGGCAGCGAGGAACTCCCGGTTGCCGTTGCACTTGTGGCAGTGGACGACGACGCCGTTGTTGCCCTGCCGGATGGCGACGGTGCCGGGGGCGTCGCCGTCGTGGCAGATGCCGCGCACTCTCAGGGCGCCGCCCTGGTAGCGGGTGCGCTCGCCCATGCCGCTGAGCAGGTCAGCGAGCCGGTTGAACGCGATTGCTTCTGTGGTCACGAACGTGCCTCTTCTTCGAGCTGGGCCAGTTGGTTCGTGTGGCGGGGCGGGCGCCGTTGGGGGATGCGGCGCCCGCCCCGCGGGTCAGGCCGCTCGGCGCTTCACCGCGGAGACCTCGTCGGCGATCGCGAGGATGTGGGCGCACCAGATGCGGGCCTTGGCCTGGGCGGACGGACCGGTCGGCTGCTGCTCCAGGTCGTGCCGTATGGAGTCGAGGACCATCTCGTGCAGCGCCTTCTCGGCCGCGCGCTTCACGTACAGCTCGTCGTGGCTGGCCTCAGTACCGCCGAGGGCATCGACGTCGACGGGCTCGGTCACGGGCCACTGTCCGGGGCTGTGCTTCGTCACGGCGTCTCCTCGCGGTAGATGGGCCAGCCGGGGCCGGCCGGGATCTCGGGCTTGCCCTGCAGGGCGTTGGGCGTGTGCGCGGGGCAACGGTGGCCGGGGATGTACAGGCGGACGCCGTCGACTTCCTTGCAGTGCCGCCGCTCTGCGCCGACCCAGTGGCGGCATTCGGGCCGCTGGTCGTCCTTCACGCCGCCTCCCGCGCTGCGGGCGCGTGGAACGCGGTGCGGATGATCGCCCGCTGGGTGTCCGTAAGCGGCGGCGCCTGGTCGACGATGCGGTCGATGCGCGCCCAGTAGGCGGCGTTGCGGGCGGGGTCCTTGAAGCGGACCGGGCGGCCGGGGGTGTCCACGAGCTGCACACCTCCGGCCGTCGCGGCGTTGTCCTGGACGCTCACGCCTGCACCCCGATCGCGATGCTGAAGCGGGTGACCTCGAAGCCTTTGGGGAAGAGGTGAGTCGGCAGGTCGAGGTGCTGGGTGATCAGGAAGCGGATGGCCGCGTCCCGGGTGGCATCGCCGAGGCTTGCCGGGGTGTGGATGGTGATACGGCCCGAGGCCGTGTCGGTGACGTAGCCGAGAAAGCCGGGCTCGTTGATGCAGGCGGGGGCGAGGCTGCCGTTTACCTGGGCGAGGAGCTCGCCCATCGGGAGGTCACAGACCTGCTCGCACGTGAGGTGCTGGTCGGTCGGGGTCGACGGCGCCGTTGCCGTCGTGGCACTGTGGGTCATGAGCGTGTTCCCTCTTGCTTCGCGGTAGGTGCGGATTGCTCGACTTGGCGCCTCCGGCTGGACCCCGGGGGCGCTGTCGTTTTCTTGGGCCTTCGCTGCCGACTGGACCTCGGCGGCGCGCCCCTTGGTGGCCTTCACGCCGCATCTCCTGCGGCTACGCCCTCGCTGTCGCGGTCGATGAGCTCGTCGATGCTGAGCTCGTAGGCCGTGGCGAGGGTGAGCAGCGTTTGAGCGGCGGGCTTGACGATGCCTCGGCAGATGCGCGAGAGGGTCGTCTGGTTGAGGCCGGTGCGCTTGGCGATCGCGTAGTTGCTGTGATCGCCCCTGGCAGCTGCGGCCTCGTGGAGGCGTGCGCTGCGCAGGCGGTAGCTGGACATGTATATCCCCTAGCTTGCAGGCCAGCTATCTGATACTGGCTGCCGTGCGAGCAAGGCTACGCCCCTTATTCGCATGCATGCAAGCTAGCATCTGTAACAACGCTCGTTACGAGCCGTTGCAGGCCTGCGATTGACCGGTATGCGCTGGTGTGCAAGTACGTACTTGCTTGCTAGCGTGTAACCATGCCGACCACTGAGACGGGCCGGGCCGCCCCAAAGAGCCAGGCCGAGCGCTTCGCGGAGTACATCCGCCCTGCGGTAGTGGCTGCCGGGTACGACATCGACAGCCCCCGCGGTGGAGGCAAGAAGGAACTGGCCAGGGCCACCGGGGCGTCGCAGTCCAGCATTGGGCGCATGCTCGCCGGCCAGACCATGCCGGGCCCACTGCTCCTGGAGAAGCTTGCCGAGGCGCTGGGTCTACCTCTGACGGACCTGCTGATCCAGTCAGGCATGGTGTCGAACGCTCGGAACATGGGTGAAGCGCCCAGGCCCGAGCCGGTCCTATCTCTCACCGTCGAGGACGCTGCACGAAGGCTCGGAATCACGTCGCCGAAGAGCGTCAAGATCTTCAAGGCGATGGTGGAAACCTTGCGTACAGAAGAGGAGGGAGACTGATTTGGCGTCCGAGATGCGGGATGGCCGGCGCTCGTTTCGTGCGAATCTTGCAGAGGTGGCGGGCTGGTTCTTTTCGCCAAAGAAGCCTGCCAGGTGGCTCATACCTGCCTATTTGATAGGCCTCGCGGTCATTATTGTGGTCGTTTCGGTGTGGGACCCAAATAGCGCTCCTTCCTGGCTTGAGGTGAAGGACCGCCGAGGGCATGAGCAAAGACCAGCTGACGTCATCGGTGGCATGGTCTACCTCATCCTG